CTCGTAGTTCACGCCCTGCTGCTCGTGCGGGTCGGTGATGTCCATGACCTCTGCGATGTGCAGCAGGCCGCCCTCGACGGGGGTGATCGGGGGCGTGGGAACCAGAACGCCGTGTGCTACGACCATGTGGCCCAGCCTCCTCTCGTGCTAGTCCGGGGGGCGCCCAGGGCGGGACGCCCCCCGGAGATGGTGGGGACTACGCGGTGACGGCGGTGAGGCCGGTGGCGCGCGTGATGTTCGCGGCGCCGGTGCGGCCCGCGGACTCGAGGCCCACGCGGAGCAGCAGGCCCTCGCCGCAGACGTTCGCGATCTGCATGGCCTCCTCGAAGAACATCGCCGTGTAGGTGTTGGTCTTGAGGCTGTCGTAGTCGTAGACCGCGTCGAGCGAGATGACGTTGTTCACGCCCTTCACGAACGTGCCCGAGGGGTAGAGCGCGATGTCCACCGAGCCGGGGATCGTGAGCGAGGCGCCCGAGGTGGCGAGGTCCTGCCAGTCGTACACGAACTGGAGGTTCACGCCGCGGCTCGCGAGCCACGCCTTGACCTGGCCGTCGGTCACGTTGATGTGGTCGAGGCCGCCGCCGTTGCGGAAGGCGAGGTCCGCGCGCAGCACCGACATGAGCCACAGGGGGGCGAAGCCCTCGACGGTCGCGTTGGCGTTGAGGCGGAACTTGTAGCGGAGGCGCATGACCGCCGCCTCGAGGGCCGCGAGGGTGTCGGCGACGGCCGAGCCGAGCGCACGCGCCGTGACAGCCGTGCCGAGCTCGGTGACAATCTTGCCGATGACGCGCTTGTTCATCTTGTGCGCGTGGGCGACGAGCGCGCCCTCGGTGTAGCGGCGGAGCAGCTCCGGGTACGTGACCTGGGTCAGGATGCCGGCGCGGATGCCGTAGCCGACGGCCTCCAGGCGCGCCTCCTCCCAGTCCGGGCACTCGATCGTCTCGAACTTCTTCTCCTCGCCCGCCTCGGCCTGCGTCTCGGTCTGGACGAAGCCGAAGCTCGCGTCGGTGCCGTCGTAGATGGTGGAGAAGTCGGGGCCCTTGGTGAACTGGATGCCACCTCGGTTCCACGTGACCTCGGGGACGGAGAGGATGCCGTCGATGGTCTCCCAGACGCACATGTCGTAGAGCGTCTCGGACGGGGCGCACCAGCCGCCGGCCGCGACGAGTGACCCGCCCTCGAGGCGCGACTCGCGGGACGCCGCCATGAGCGTGTCGTGGTCGTGCTCCGGGTCACCGGTGAGGGCGAAGTCGGGGTCGATGGGTCGGGCGATCGTCGCGACGGAGAACGCCTGCGTGATCGACTGCGAGCCCGGTCGGGGCTTCTGGAACTTGGTCGCGACCGCGCTGAACGCGGCGCCCAGGCCGGTGAGGTCGGCGATCTCCTGGCCCACCTCGTAGCCACGGACGCCGGCCGACGCCGTGATGGCGATCGGCGCGAGCTCGCGGAGCTTGCTGACGGGCTCGGCGTCAGCGGCCGGAGCGGTGGCCGCCGCGGCGGCTGCCGCGATGCCGGTGGGGACTGCCGAGGCCACGATGGTCTCCTCTTCCTGGATGGGGTCTGCGATGGGGTCGATGGGGGCGGGGTCGATGGTCGGCTCGACGACGGGCTCGACGGCCGCAGCGGCGAGCGCCGGGTCCTCGACGAGCGCGGGGTCCTCGGCCGGGGCGGGCTCCTCGGCGGGGGCGGCGTCGGCGCCGGCCTTCGCGGCAGCGATGCGGGCCTTGCGCTCCTCGTCGACCTTGCCGATGTTGGCCTGCGCGGACTTGATCGCCTGCACGGCGGCCGTCGCGTTCTCCAGCTCGGTGATCTCGTCGTCCGAGATCTTGTCGTCGTCGATCTTCGCGAGACGGGCGTGCTCGTCCATCGCGGTCTTGAGGAGGTCCTTGAGGCCGCTCTCGTCGAGGGTGCTCAGGTCAGGAAGCTCGAACATGGTGTGACTCCTACTACGTGGGGTGGTCGACAGATGCGAATCTGTGGGATGCCACCTCGCTACGGAGGAGTGCGGTCGTGCTTCTGAGAGAAGTATGCACGAAACGGAGCCGCCCCGCCAACATCTTGTCGGCGGGGCGGCTCCACGGCTGAGCTATGCCATCGGATCGGGGGTCAGGGCAGCAGCCCGTAGCGGGTCAGAACCCACCCCAGTGCTCCCGAGGAGTGACGGCGCCACACGTAGCGCATCGACACCTTGTCGGCGGTCTCCACGCGGAGCGTCGTGGTCCCCGCCTTGATCGTGAGCGTGTTCGATCCATTCACGGCCCCACTGATGACGATCTCGTAGTAGAGACCGTTGAACATGTTGGGGCTGTCTGACGGAAGCGTCAGCGTTCGAGGTGCCGCGAATGCCGTCTGGTAAGCAACGATATTGGGGTCGCCGCGAACGATGGTGTAGTCAGAATCCGGGCGACTGTTCGAAAGGCGGCCGGTGACCTGATCGCGAACAGTGACGAAGTTGCCACCTTCCGTCGAAACCGCATTGTGCAGGCCCGCAGTGAATCCAGAGGTGCTCACGTACCTACCAATGGACAGCGCACCCGAAGAGCTAGTGGCGAACATCTGTCCGCCGTTTGCTGCAGCTTCGCTGAGCTCCACCTCCATGTACCCAACGTCTACGAATCCCTGATCGACCCGCAGTGCGCTGATGAGCCCCCCCGTCACCTTCATGGCGTTTCCGCCTACCGTGAGGTTGCCAATCGTTGCATTTGACTTACCTTCGAAGTTCCACAGCGACTTGTTTGCCGCGTAGATTCCGTTCTCCAGTTTCATCGTGCCGATGTTGACCTTGCCTCCCGCCTGCAGGGTCAAGAGGTTGGCGCCCTTGTTGGCCGCGATGAACTCGATCGTGTCGATCTGGAAGTTGTACCCCCGAAGAGAGAAGACCGGTCCGATCATGTTGGCGCAGTCGGCCAGGATGCGGCCGAATCGGTTGTTCGGAACGCCGTTCACGCCACGACTCCAGTCCATGGCTCCGACCGTCATGGCGCCGCCAAAACGAAGATCGTCGAACGTCGTGCCCCACGGGCATCCGATACCGTCAGCCATCCGGAATCCGAATGCGCTGTTGTTGAACTGCAGGTTGGTGAAGGCCGACTGGAACACCATGGTCGACAGGAGTATCGCCGCCGCATCCGTGTTCGTTGCCGGCTGATCGGTTGCGTAGTTGAACGACATGTCACGAATTGCCATGCTGTGCATGTAGGAAACGGTGTCGCTGCCGAGATTGAAAATGGCGACATTGTCGGTGTACTGCTTGATCGTGGTGACGTACGGCCCGGCGCCGACAACCGACCAGCCGGGAACGCTAGAGAATCGCAGCGGCGCGGTGATCTTGTACGTTCCGGCAGGGATGACCCCCGCTCGATGGTTGACCTGGCAGTAGGTGACGAACCGCTGCAGCGCGTCGGTGTCGTCGGCCACGCCGTCACCCACTGCGCCGAACGAAGTGCGGGCGTTCACGAGCTCGTTCGACTGTCGTGCGTACGCCGAGTCCGACCACCTCTTGGCGTCCGACGCGGGGTTGGTGACGTCGGCCTGCTCGATGCCAGACTCGATCTTCTCGAGCGCGACCGCGGTGACCGGGGTCCCGCCAGCGACGCCAGCCTTCCACGGGGGATTCCTGCTGTACATGAGCGCCTCCTAGGCGGGGTATGTGGTGTCGGGGAAGAACGCGTCCGGATAGGGCGCGGACGTGGTGGGGGGCGCCGACCAGCCGGACGCCGTGAGCATCCGGACCACGGTGCGCTGGTACCCCGACTCGGTGCGCATCACGATCGGCTTGTGCGGCGCGCGCAGCTCCCCGACCGAGAAGCCGATCACCGAGTCCCGGCGGACTACCGGCGTCGCCGGGCTCGTCAGGGTGCCGACGGAGTAGCCGATGGCGGAGTCGGCGCGCGCGGCCGGCGTCGGTGCAGCGGGATCCACGAGCGTGCCCGCGGAGTACCCGATCGCCGAGTCCGAGCGCACCGCCGCGGCCGGGGGGTAGAGCGTGCCGACCGAGTAGCCGATCGCCGAATCGAGAGCCACGGGCTACGCCTTCGCCTTGATCCCGTACGCGTGGGTGCCGGCGCTGAGGCCCGTGACCGTGTAGGGGCTGGTGACCCCCGACGCCTTGAGCACGAAGTCGCCCTGCGCCGGGTTGGCACTCTCGGCCTGCCAGAACTGGTACGACGCCGCGTTCGCGACCGCCGGCCACGTGAGCACCTGCGTGCCGTCGGTGCCGTTCACGGTGGTGGGGTTCGTGGCCGCGCCCCGCGTCACGACTGGCGTGTCCAGCGGGACCGAGAGCGGGCCCGGCAGGGCGGTGCCGTCGGTCTCCCACACGGGGGAGTCGAACGCCGCCTGGATGGTGCTCGTCGTGATGCGGCCCCAGATGAAGCGCGCGAACGGCGTGCCCGTCGCGACACTGCCGGCGGTGGTGGTGAAGCTCTGGATGGGGGTGGTGGATCCCGCCAGGAAGTAGGCCACCCGGATCTCGGCCGTCGTGGAGGTGGATCCCGCCTTGGCCCAGACCTCGACGCGGTACTTCGTGCCGGCGACGAGCGCGTCCGTTGCGGTCCAGATGCCGCTCGCCGTGCCCGTGGCGTCCGACAGGCGGAGGCGGTTCGTGTTGCTGACGTGGATGGAGACCAGGCGCGCGTCGCTGCCATCGGTAAGGCGAGCGATGTGGAAGTCGGAGCCCGGCAGCGACGGGAGCGAGAACTCGAGGCTGAATCCGGCGGCGGCGACTGCGGCCGGGAAGATCGCGTTCATGGCGGCGACGCTGGATGCCGACTCCGCGAGCGCGCCCTTCGACCCCTGGATCGCCGCGGACGAGTCGTACGTCAGGATGCCGGCGCCGAACACCTGCCCGAACGCCGAGCCGGACGCGCTGCTGTTCGCCGCGGTGACCTGCGCGCCCTGGGTGCCGGCGTCGAGGGTGTTCTGGAATCTGGTCATCTGCTGCTCCTAGCTGTTGCGCACGAGGTAGTGCGAGTCCTTGGTGACGCCAGCGGCAGCGATCTGCGCGGCGGTGGGGGGCCATGTGCCCGAGTAGACCCAGGGCTGCTTGCGCGTGCCGGAGCCGTCCGAGTTGGGGTACACGAAGATCGTGTTCGCGTAGCCGTCGGTGACCCAGCGGGACGGGGTCGCGCGGATGCAGAGCCAGCCGTCGAGCTGCGTCCAGATCGGCTGCAGGAACTTGCCGCCGTACACCCGCATGCGACCGCCCGCGGTGTCGGACGAGGAGTCGCCGACGTGGGTGAGCTGCAGGTGCTGGGCGATGCCCGCGCCGGAAGGTCCGGTGTTCCCGTTGTCCTGCGAGACGATGACGTCGGTGATGATGAGCTCGGCGTTCGTCGACTCCCAGCCGAGCGGCGTCGCGTTGGTGAAGCCGCCGAGTCCGTCGTTCTGCGTCTCGCCGATGTGGTCGAGCTTGCAGCGGGTGAGCGCGTACACGCGACCGCTCGTCGACATGCCCTCGTCGTTCGCGGCGTAGCGCGAGACGTTGGAGTGGTGCAGCCACGTGTCGAACATGCGGGACTCGTACTCGTCGTTGCCCATCCACGGCACGCACTTGCGCGGGCGCGAGGCGTCGTAGGCGGGCGAGATACGGCCGTCGAACTCGCAGCTGTAGAAGCTGATCCGCGAGCGCGCAGACGTGAAGTTCGCCATCTCGAACGGCGGCTGCGACATCCACGCCTTGCCGGCGCCCTGGAAGCGCACGTGCGAGACGACGCCCGCGCCGGTCGTGTCGGAGTACATCGTCGGGCCCTGGTGGGGTGCCGGCTGCGGCGTCGTCGGGCGCTGGACGCCGGTGATGTCCGAGGCGATCGTGGTCAGCGGGTTCTGGTTGGCCGCGCGGAACGTGAGGCCCCCGAGGAAGAACGGGCTCGACGGGCTGGAGTCCAGCCGGAACATGCCCATCTGGTTCGGCGCGAACGAGGACTGCGTCATGGTCGCGAGCTTGTCGAGCTGCGCCTGCGTCATCGAGTTGGCCTTCATGCTCACGAAGGTCTTGTCGTAGCCGCGGCCGGTGAAGCCGCGGAACTTCATGCCGAACCAGAAGCCGAACGCGTAGGTCGGGTCGCCCGATGCGCCGATCATCCGGAACTGGTCGAGCACGTAGTCGCCCTCGCCGAGGTTCACGAGCACGGGGCCTGAGGCGGCGTCGACTGTCGCCTTGAGGTTGGTGTAGAAGTCGGAGGAGGCGGTCTGGATGTTCACGCGAGTCGTGCCGGCGGGGATCCGATCTTCCCAGTCGGAGACCGAGCGGTACGCCGTCGGGAGGTTCGTGTCGGAGAAGTCCCACGTGACGGCGTCGAGACTGACGTCTGGCAGCCCGACGCCGCGGAAGATGCTCGCGCTGATGCGCTGACGAAGGTGGGTCATGCGACGGTCGAGTCCGCGTGAGGGATCCAGACGTCGAAGTTGATGCGCGCCTCGAGGGGCGCCGTCGCGGTCGGGTCGTTCGTCGAGTAGAAGGTGACCGGCAGGGCAGAGCTGCCCAGCGCCGGCCAAGTGCGCGTCGTCGCGTTCCACAGTCGAGCGGAGGAGGCGCCGCCGGTGAACTTCGCGTCCGCCTCCGCCTTCGTGTAGACCGTGGAGGCGTTGGCCTTCGTGCCGAGGGCAGCGTCCGACTCCGCCTTCGTGTAGACGCCCGACGCGTTCGCCTTCGGCGCCACTGCCGCGGAGATGGCAGCGTCCGCTTGGGACTTGTCGTAGACGTTTGCCGCGTCTGCCTTCGAGGTGAGCTGCGCGATGGACGCCTTCGCGGCGAGAGAGGCACTGACCTGCGCCTGGTAGTTCTGCAGCTCCTGCCGCGTGACGACGATCCTGTTGAGCGGCTGTGCCATGGGTGGTTCCTTCTAGATCGCGATGTACGGATCGCCGGTGGTGGCGTCGAACTGGATGTCGGCGCCCGGCGTCCCGGCCGCGTCGGTGATGTAGATGTCGCCGGTGTCGGGGTCGATGGCGACGCTCGAGGCGGGCGCCTCGCCGCCGCCGGTCGCGAAGCGCGCGTCCCAGGCCGCGAGGACCGCCGGGTCAGTCGGGAGCTTCGTGGTGGGGTCGACCCGCACGGTGTCCAGCGGAAGGCCGCGGGGATCCATGCGCTTCGTGGTGGGATCCGCGAGGATGAAGCGGTCGCCTTCGGCCATGATCTACTTCGCCGAGACGGTGGAGCCAGGCTGGCGCCGCTGGGCGCTGAGCGCCTCCACCTCGGAGCGGTAGGGCGTCGCCTTCCCGTCCTTCGTGACGACGGTCCAGGTGGTCGCGCCACCCTTCGCCCGGGATCCGCAGTTGCATGCCATGGTGGTGTCCTTCTAGTCGAGCTGACGAAGCGACTGGAGTCGCATCGCACGGATGGGGGCGGCCTGCTCGCGCACGGCGGCGAGCCGGGCGGCGCGGGTCTCGGCGGCGAGCTTCTGCTCCTGGCGGAACTCCAGCTCGTCGGCCACGGCCGCGACCAGGTTAGCCTGCTGCTGGGCCTGAACGGAGGGCCGGTACTCGTTCTCCTGCTGCACGATGCCCGACGCCACCAGCGAGACCTGGCGGCCCTCGCTGGCACCCTGGCCGATGCGCGGGATGGGGAAGCCGGCCACGTTCACGGCGAGCGCGCCGACGAGCTCGAAGCTGCCGCGCATCTCGCGCCAGTCGCCCGACAGCGCGGATGCCTTGAGCTCCTGGCGCTGCTCGTCGGTGACTCGGCCGCGCACGGCGCCGGCCACCCAGATGCCGTAGGCGTCCTCACCCGCCGCGACGCTGGCGACGTTGGTGCCCGTGTTGTCGTAGTGCGCCATCGCGGCGGCCGACCGCAGGCGGAGCGCCGCGTGGCCGGTTCCCATGGTGATGCGGCCGACGGGGATGTCCCCCTCGGTCGTCTCGATGAGGCCGGTGTGGAAGTAGGCGTACCCCGTCGCGCTGTGCGGCGGCGTCTGGCACTTCCCCTGGACGCCGATGTGGCAGGTGTCGAAGGTGGCGAGGTGGCCGTAGACGCGGCCATCCTCGGTGATCGTCAGCGGGGTGGGGCCGTCGAGCTTCGGGTCCCGGAACCAGGCAGCGTCGAGCTGCGCGGGCGCCGCCGAGGCGACGAGCGTCATCGACGGTGCGGCCTCGCCCTCGAGCTCAGTCTCGAAGCGGCCGTTCTGGCGGCCGGGCCAGGTAGCCGTCGCGACCTTGTGCAGATTCGCGCACGTGCCGTTGAGGTAGGCCGGGTTCACGTACTTCCCGAGCTGCATGCGGCAGCGGTTGAAGTCGCCGTCGACGCCCCAGTTGATCTTGAGCGCGCCCTCTCCCTGGGTCCAATACTTCCGGAGCCGAGAGGTGGCCTTCGGTTCGGTGATCCAGCCGGGGCCGTCCTTCGTTCCGGGCGCGAAGGCTGCCGATGCGACGATCGCTTCGGCCTCCTCCTGCACGGCGGCGATGTCCTCGTCGGTGGGGATCTCGTCGTCGTCGCCCGCGGCGATCTTCGGCTTGTACTCGGCCGGCGCTTCGCCGAGGGCGATGAACGCCTCCGGGAACGCGGGGATGGGGACCACGGTGGCGCCGGCCACGCGTGCGTTCGCGGTCTCGACCGGACGGCGGCCGGGGTTCTCGGTGATCGCGGCGCGGAAGGCGGCCTCGTCGATCTCCACCTCGTAGTCGTCGACGTCGACGGACACGCCGCGGACGGAGCCGTCGGTGATGTAGCTGACGACCTTGTCGGCCTCGGGGCTGATGCGGAACTCGCCCGTGTAGCGGACCAGGCCGTCCTCGCCGGGGGTGATGGTGTCGATGCGGCCGACGACGACCGAGCCGGCGTGGCCCTCGCTCGACTTCTCCTGCCAGCCGAGGGGCAGCGGGAGCTCGCGGTTCGTGAGGGACTTGAACTTCCGTCCGTCGCCGGACTCGACGCCGACCGGGGCGAGCACGCCGTAGAAGGGGACCGGCTTGATGTCGTCCATCACGTCGACGTCTTCATCGTCGGCCACGCCGAGACGATCGCCGATGTCCGGGTCGCCATCCGGGTCGGTCTCCTTGACGGGGGCGGTGGCTGCTGCGGTCATGCTGTTCCCTCCAGGGCTCTCGTGGACAGCGTAGTCGTCGCCGTCCTCCACGGGCACTACCAGACAGCGACAGCGGATCCAGTTCTTCGGGTCGCCCGACGGATCCCCGGGGAAGAGGAGCTTCGCGCCGTCGACGTCGAACTTCGTGCCCCATGCCTCGACGGTGCCGTCCATGGCGACGTGCGACGGACGCACGCGCGCGTCGTCGCGCGCCACCCAGCGCCGGCCGCGCGTGCGCCGCGCGATGCCAGCCCGGTGGGCGGCGGAGTTCGCGGCGAAGGTCGACACCCACTCGGTGACGACCTGGACCTTGGCCGCCGTGACGACGCCACCAGGATCCGTCGTCTTGGCGAGGTGCTCGCGCATGTCCGCCTCGAACCGCTGGAGGATCCCCATGGTGGCGTACTGGGTGCCGGCGTCCTTCTCGAACAGCTCCAGGAACAGCACGGCCGCGCCCTCGATGATGTCCGCTGTCCAGCTCGACGAGCCGTACCGCGCGAGACCCGCCTCCACGATGGGAGCGATTTCGCGGTCGAACGTCTCGAGGCGGCCGGTGCGGTTCGCGAAGGCAGCGGCGTCCACTAGGCCAGGCCGTCCAGGTGCTCGACGAGGCGCTCGCGGCTGTACGGATGCTGGCCCGACAGGAGCTCGCGCGCGTACGCGTCGCAGGCGCTGGCGAGCCCCTCGGGGTCACAGCTGACCGAGATTCGCGATGCCATGCCCCACGCGTCCGCGAGCAGGTGGTCGAAGTCGGCAGGCTTCGCGGCGACCGCCTGGTAGTAGTCGGCCGCGTCGGTACCGGGGAGTCGCACGTTGTAGCGCGTCTTCATCCGGTTGCCGGCGCGCTCCATGGCGCGGAAGACGAGCAGCTCGGCAGATGCGGTGAGCGCCTCATTGCCGGTCGGCATCTCCGGGGGTTCGCGGCGCGGGTGGGCCTCGAGGCTCGGCGCCGGCCGCCCCTCGACCGCCTCGACGGGAGCCGCCGTGGGCGCCTCCTGCACGTCGGGCATCTCGACGCCGAGGATCGCGGCCGCCGCGGCGACGAGCTCCGGAGTAGTGGAGCCCTTCGCCATCCCGATGAGGATCAGGCGCTGCAGGTCCTGGTCGTCCATGAGGTCGGAGTCGTCGAAGCCGTTCTCGCGCAGCGCCGTCATCTTGCCGACCAGGCCCCGGTCGTACAGCTCGATCGACTCGGCCGAGCGGTTCGTGCGCAGGCGCATCGCGGCGGTGTCGACGCCGATGCTGTACTCCCGGGCCTCCTCCGGCGACATGCCGGCGGCCTCGAGCATGGGGCGCAGGTAGCCGGTGGTGAGGCTGTTCACGATGGTGTCGAGCAGAGGCTCGGTGTGGGCCTTGATCGCCGCCTCCTCCACCTGCCACGCGCCCCAGTGGTTGAGGTCGCCCGTGCCGGTGAGCACCTCGGGCGGGAGATCCATCGCGAGCGACAGGCGACGGATCGCGTCGGCGCGCAGCTCGAGCGCCTTCTCGTCCAGCTGTGACCAGAAGGTCATGTGCTTCGCCGCGGCGATGTCGTCGGGCTGGCCCGTGACCACGATCGGCACATGCGCGGCGGCCGATCCGCGGTCCTGCAGTGATGCCGTCATGGCGTCCTGCAGCGTGTTCAGGAAGGTGCCCACGGCCGGCGTGTCGGCCGCGCCCTCTTCGTCGTCCTTCGGCTGCGCGCCGGGGAAGCCCATGTTCGCGGACAGGAACAGGATGCCGGCACCCGCGAGGCGCGAGTCCACCTGCGAGGCGATGTGCTGCGTGAGGCGGTGGATCTCCGCCAGCGTCTCTAGCGACGCGCGCGGCGGGGCGTCGGCCTCGTCGCTGCGCTCGGGGTGCGGGCGCCACAGGCGGAGCACGAAGGTCTGGGCGCCGAACTCCTCGTCGCCCACCTTCCAGCCATGGCCGTCGAGCCGCTGCAGCTGAGTGCTCGCGGCGAAGGTCCAGTGGTCGCCCATCGCGCGCGTCTCGCCGACGATGTAGCCCTCGCCCGCGACAGAGAAGTTGATGCCCGCGAGGCGGAGCATGTGCGACTGCCCCATGGCCCCGCCGAACAGGCCCTCGACGAGCTCGACGACGCGCTCGTCGGTGGTGAGCTTCCCCTGGTGAAACGGCAGCAGCCGCGCCTTCGACAGGAGGTTGCCGACCCACTCAACGGAGTAGCGAAACTCACCGATCTTGTCGAACCAGTCCCATGCCTCCGACTGCCACGCGTCCCGGCGGATCCGCTGCTCACTGACTCGCTGCTTCATGGTCGGGCGGACGCTCATCGGCGTGGCCGAAGCGACCATCGCGTTGTCGTAGACCGACGAGCGGAAGCTGGTGAGGTCGGTGACCCGGCGAGAGTTCAGCCGTTCGAGCTGCTGCTGAGCGGTGTTCGCGGCTTCGCGTGCGGTGGTGGGCATCCTGGTCTTCCTGCGCTACGCGCGCTGCTCGTCGCGGCCGATGATGATGCTGGCGAGGTAGCTCACGGCGAGCCAGCCCCAGAACAGCCACCACGACCAGTGCAGCCCGGACAGCAGGCCCCACGCGAGACAGACTGCCATGATCCACGGCGTCGCGCACCACTGGCAGCGCGCGAGCTTCGACCAGGAGCCGTCCTTCGTCAGCGCGCTCCAGCGATCGCGCGCCCAGGCGGAGGGGGGGAAGTCGTCGTAGGTGATGACGCGAGACAGGCGGCCGACACCGAGCGCGGCGACGAGCACTGCGGCGAGGGCGACCAGCGGGTGCTGCTCGAGGAGGTTCAGGAGGTTCATCGTCGTGCCCACATTCCATTCGTCGGGGTAGGTGCCTTGAGCGGCCCGAGTCTACTCCAGACCGACGCGCGCCCCGTAGGCCCCGTCGCCATCCGCCCCTTCGGCGCCGCGAGGCTCGCCTCCTCGCTCGTGCCGGCCAGCTCGGTGATGCCCCACACGAGCGCATCCACGCGGTTCGGCGATGCACCCTCACCCGGCACCCACGTCAGCTGCTCGTTCTCCAGCTTGTCCAGGCCCGCGTACCGCTTGTGGATCACGCGTCCCTGCTCGTAGAAGCCGACCGTCGGTTCCGCGCGGATCTGCTTGCCGCGGGAGGCGAACGTCTCGATGAGCCGGACACCCTCGCCCATCTTCTTGCCGTGCTCGTCGAGCGTCGTGTCGAGCACCTGGCGGACCATGTCGCCGCCGAAGTTCTTCTCGAAGACAATCGCATCCGCGACCCACTTCGCGCGCGCCTTGAACGCGGCGGTCGCCCACTCGTTCGGCGACATCTTCGCGGTGAGGTCCTCCAGCACCCAGAACACGTCGCCCTTCCGGCCGACCACGATGATGCCGGTCTCGTCCGAGCGCGCGTTCTTCGTGCCGGCCGGGTCGACCGCGACCACGATGCGGTCCAGGTCCAGGGGCATGTAGTCCTGGTGGATCATCGTCGGATCCCACATCGCGCCCTCAACGTCTTCGAGCAGCTCGCCGTGCAGCTCCTGCAGGCCGAGGCGCGTGCCCTCGTACCGCTTGAGCACGGTGCGCGCGAACGACGGCGCCAGGTTCTCCAGGTTCTCGTACGTCGACGCCCGGACGGCGACCGTGTCCTTCTCCTTGATGAGCTCGCGCATCCACTCGTTCGTCTTCGGCGTGGTGGTGAGCGCGATCTTCGGGTCGTTGCCCAGTCGCATCCCGAGCAGGAGGTTCGACCAGACGTCGTCGATGGCGGGGTAGTGAGCAGGCTCGTCGCACCAGCCGGCGCCGTGCTGTGGGCCACGCAAGCGGTCGGGCTCCTCGGCCGAGTAGGTCTGCGCGATGGCCCCGTTCTCGAACGTGACGCGGTGCTTCGACGGCTCCCACTGGATCTTCTCGCCCGCGTTCATACACACCGACTGCAGGCCCGACTCGCCCTCGATCAGCGTGTCGCGGACGTCGCCGGTGGTGCGAGCGACCAGCGCCATGCGGGGGGTCTTCTTCGACATGGTCCGCGCCCACTCGGCGCCCGAGCGCGTCTTCCCTGACCCACGGCCCCCGCGGAGCATCCACACGAACCAGTCGCCCCGCGGCGGCGGCCACTGGTCGGCGCGCGCGTGGGCGTACATGTAGCCCTCGTGCGGCCGGCCGTTGCAGGCGCGGCCCGGCACGCGCGTGTCCCCCGGACCAGGGAGCGTGCAGTACCAGGCGCGGCGCACGTTCTTCCGCCGCTCCTCCAGTGCTTCGAGCGCGGCGGCCCGGGCCTTCGGCGACCAGTCCTTCGTCTGCTCGACTAGGTAGCTAGCCTCGGCCTCGCTGATGCTCACGCAGCTCCCCGATCTCCCATGGTCCGTAGGCGGCACCCGGCGGGATGCTGTCGCTGTAGCGCCGCGTGTCGGCCCGGCGGATCCGCGGCTCGTCCGCCATCATGTCGAACCACGGCAGGCCGAGGTCGCGGCACACGAAGGCCATGATCGCACGGCGCGCGTAGCCGGACAGCGACATGCCGCGGCGGTCTGCGGCCAGCGCGAGCGCCACCCGCATCGTCAGCGGCATGTTGAGGATGACGCTCTTCCGCTCGGCGCGCCGCGGCTGCCTCTCGACCATGACGTCCTCGAGGCGCTGTGCCCACTGGCGGTCTGAGAAGTCAGTCATCGGGGTCGCCCTCGACGATGACCGCGTCCTCGATGTCGCCTTCGATGGGGACGTGCTCGCCTTGCGCGCGCGCGACCATCTCGATGATGCGCGCGAACTCCTCCGTCTTGGGGTCGACGAACTGCAGCTGCGTGGGGGCGTCGAGGCCGTGCAGCTTGATCGCCCGATCGAGCACGGCAAGGTACTGACGGGATGCCGGCAGCAGCTCCGGGTTCGGCATCTCCTCGTACAGCTGCTCGTCGGTCTCCTTGCTCCGGCCTACACGGATCCGCACGGTCGGGTTCATGGCGCTCGGCGCCAGCGCCTGCAGCATCTTCTCCAGGCGCGCGGTCGACAGGTTCCGCAGCGCCGCCTTGTCCTCCTCGCCGTGCGTCTGCGCGAGCGCGCGCTCGACCGCGGCGCGCGCGTACGCGGGGGACTCGTACTCCAGTACCTCGGCGATCTCGGCGTACGAGGCGCCCTTGATCTTGAGGCTGACGGCGGCGTTGATGCTGTTCTGATTCAGGCGCTCGATGGCTGCCAGCATCTTCGGCGAGTCGATGTCGTCCGGCTTCGGCGCCGGCATCGGCTTGTGGATCGGGACGTCGAAGTGGACCACGGTCTTCTTCGGTTCGCCGCGCAGCGTCTCCTTCGTGAGGTCCCCCACGCTGACGACGTTCGGCGGCAGGTTCGCCTCCTTCACGATCTCCACGAGCTCCTCGTCGCTGACCTCGCGCCAGCCCTGCTTCTCGAAGGTGACGCGGTCCTCCTCGCTGAGTGCATCCCAGTCGACACGCTCGGCCGGCTCCGCGCCCTGCTCTTCCAGCTTGCGGCGCCCCCGCTCGCGGATCCGCTCCACCTGCTCGGGAGTGAACTCGTCGCTCATCGAGCCGCCTTCCGCAGGAGCTCGCGCATGTAGGCGCTGCGATCGCCGTTCGCGTGCTGGTCCAGCTGCCGGAGCTCGCCCGGGGTGAGCCGCACGATGACGCGCTCCGTCCGGGCCACGGGTCCGTCGGGCGGTCGTACCATGGGGGGCTTCCCTTCGTCGTTCAGTACGACGAAACTAGCACTGCCCATCTACAGACAGGACATCATGGACAACGCACTCATCGCGTTCGAGCCGAACCTCGGCCTGACGCTCAAGCTCATCATCGGCGTGGTGATCCCGCTCGCCGTCGGCCTCGTGACCACGCGCGTCACGGCGTCCGGCACGAAGGCGCTGCTCCTCGCGGCGCTCTCCCTCGTGGCCGGCGTGCTCACGGAGTTCGCCGCGGCCGTCGCGGCGGGTCAGACCTTCGAGCTCTTCGCCAGCCTGGCGGGCGCGCTCACGATCTTCCTGATCGCGGTCGGCACTCACTACGGCCTCTGGAAGCCGGTCGGCGCCTCGCGCGCGCTGCAGGCGGTCGGCGCCACGGGCCTCCCCGATGTGAACCCGGACTACGACCTCGTCCCCGGTGGCCCCGACGTGAGGGGTGAGTCCTACAGCACGCCGGCCTCCGCGCCAACGGCACCCAAGGTGGTCCTCTTCGCCGCCAGCCCGCAGGACTCGACGAATTACCGGCGCGCGCACGAGCGCACATTCGTGGGCAACCGCGCGCAGACCCTGTCGATCTACAACCTCGACGCCCTCCGCGGTTACTCGATCGATGAGATCCTGGTGACGCCAATGGCCAACGCGAGCCTGACCGATGCGCAGCGCGCGCAGCTCTACACCTACGCGCGGCTCGGCGGCAGCGAGAATCCGGTGCACTACCTCGGCAGCTAGCCAGCTAGTCGCACGGACAAGCGCCCCACTCCACCGGGAGGAGAGGGGCGCTTCGTTCATCCACGAGCACGAACACCGACACGGTAGCACGACGAAGGCCCCGCGCTTTACCCGAACGCGGGGCCTTCCATGCTCATCCTCACCTACCCGAAAGGGGGACGGTGGAGACTCTACATCACGTGGTGAGCCGTCTCAATCCCGTCTGACGTTCGCACACGACTGTCGACTTGCTCTCCACGGAACGAATCACTCCTCCTTCATCATCCCCTGCGCGAGCCCCAGCTCCCGCAGACGGAGCACGCGCTCCGACGACTTGCCCTTCCACACGAACTCCGGCGACAGCGCCAGCCGGCGCCCCCGGCGGATGATGACGCCGCGCTCGATCAGCGACGCCACCACCCCCGACGCGTTCGACGGCTTCATCCCCGTGCCCTCTGCGATGTCCTTGAGGAATACCGGTGAGGACCCGTCGGTCGAGATCGTCGACATCATGTACGCGACCACGCTCCACTCGCGCCCGGTGAGGCCCGCCTTGGCGAGCTCCCCCCAGGCGGCGAGGAAGACGAGCGCGAACTCCTCCCTAAATCGAGTGTCGGCGGCCCGGCGCTTGCGTGCGCCAGCTTCGCCGGTCTCGCGGAGGACGACCTTGTTGCCCGCCTCCTCGATCAGCTCGAACTCGCGGAGGATCCTGCCCGGCACTAGCCGACGTGGTCGACGATGGCGATGGGCCCGCGCGCTCCGGCGAACTCCCGCACCTGCACCCAGGTGTGGCCCACCTGTCCGTTGCGCGTCCACCCCAGGCCCGAATCGTGGTACCACCGGGACTTCGCGCTCGTGTCGGTGAGGCCGCCGTGCTCGAAGACGACGTTGTGCGGCGCCTCCTCGTGCGGCAGGGTCATCAGTGTCGTGCCGATGCCCCACGGACCCGCCTCCTCTGGCATGCGCGGCTCCGCGGGTGCGGGCGCCGAACCCGCGGAGCCGACGTCGACCAGCCCGAACACGGATCCTTCTGCCGTCAGGTCGACGTCGCGGACCATGAGCTCCCGCTCAGTGCGCTTCGTGATCGTCGCCCCCTCGACGCCGTCGAGCAGGAAGCCGAACGCGAGAGCCTGCTCCTCGTCCTCCAGGTTCAGGACGATCTGCTTGATGTTGTCGTGCGCCGGCACGACCAGCTGGTAGATGGTGGACTCAGCCATTGTGGCTCTCCTCGGTCTCGAGTGGAAAGGGAAGGTGGGCGATCTCGTCGCCCCGGATCCAGTGCGGGGTGCCGCCCTGGAGGAAGGTCTGCCGCACGTGATGCGGCGGGGTGGACAGCTCGAAGATCTGGAGCGGGTTCCCGGTCTCCCGGATGTGCGCCGCGACCTGGTCGAGGTGCTGGCCGAAGGTGATGAAGGGCTGACCGAACAGGCCGATCACGAGGATCGGGGAGGCCGGGTCGATCTCCTCGCCGGTCACGATCGCCCCAAGGGGGGTCGCACCATGCCGGAGTCGCTGTAACGCGCAAAGAGGTCGCGCGCCGCGTGAAGCCGCTTCATAGCGTCGTTATGCTCGCTGCGCACTGCCTCCACGGCCTCGTCTAGCGCGCGCTCCTCGACCGCCTTAGCGGCCGAGACGACGGCGCCGCGCGCCGCGGCCAGTACCTCAACGAGCTCCGCGAGGTCAGCCACATCTCGGGCCGCCTCAATGAAGCTGCGCGCGGGCGGCCGCTCCTGCATGGTGCCGGCGTTCGGGTCCGTGTTTATCTCGCCCGCACGCGGGTCTGGGCGGCTCATCGCGGGCCCGCCAGCTCATCGATGCGACGCTTCTCCGCCGCCGCCTCGGCCGCCTCGATGGCCGCTTCGGTCTCGGCGAGCGTCTTCCATGGGCCCTCGTAGCGGTCGCCGTCGACGAGAAGCACCACGCGGGAGACGACCTCCCAGAGCTCGGGGTTCGGGCGCCCGTCACGGCCGGCCTGCGCCTCCTCGGCGCTGTCGCAGATCCAGATCGCGTCGCCCGGGTTCGCGCGGTAGGCGAACTCGCCGATCGCGGGGGCCGGCTCGTCGCCACCCGGGCGGCGGAGCTGGATCGTGATGTCGTCGCGCTCGAAGTTGAACTCGCCATCCAGGAACGCCTCGGCGATGGCCTCTTCGGCTTCCTCGGTCAGCCCGCTGTCGCGCGTTGCGTCGACGTCCTCGGCGTCGGGAAGTGAGCGCAGCTGCTGGCGCGTGTCGATGTGGAGGTAGGGCAGGTCGGTCACGATGCGTCCTTCGGGTCGGTGGTCCAGCGGGTGTAGGTGTAGTCGGTCGAGCCGTCCGCGGTGGTGGCCGCGACGGCGTAGCGGGTGACGATGTCGCGCGCCTGCTCGAGCGCCTCGACCTTGGCCGCGGCGGCCGCGCGGTCCGGCACGAGGTGGACGAAGGCGCGCCGGTCGCGAGCGAGGCGAGTCCCCCACTCCTGCGTGGCCGAGAGCGCGGGCCGAGTAGGGGCCGGCGCCGAGAGCATGCCGAACTGCTCCGCCAGCCGCATGCTCTGCTCGAGCAGGGGCTGCACCTGGATCATGTACTTCTCCATGGCGTCGAGCAGCTGGACCTTCGCGGCCTCGGCTTCGTGCAGCGCCTGCGACAGGCTCACGACGGGAACCCGCTTGTGATCCGAGGTGGCTTCATTGAGGTGCGGGAGGTCGCCGGAGTCGAACTCGTAGCGGCCCATCACTCCCCCTCGCGCGGCGGAACCGAACCCGTGCCTGCGCCCGAAGGGCGCTCTTCGCGCTCGGCCGACTTCGCGAGCAGGTGGTCAGCGATCATGCCGGCCACCTTGCTGCTCGGGAAGCCGTCGTGTCCGCCGTCGGGCCAGGCGGCGGTGCGGATGTCGTCGACGATCTGCTCGCGGGTTCCGGCGTACTCCAGCGCGCTCACGAGAGGGTCCCATCGAGCTGCGCAGCCTCGATGGCCGTGACGAGGCTGGTGGCCGCCTCCTGCGATGCGCGATCGGTCAGCAGGTGCTGGTCCTCGAGGTGCTTCGCGATGAAGCCGGTCAGCTGCTGGCGGTTGGGGCCCTGGCCCGGCATCCGCTTCGTCGGTGTGCTGCCGTTGGTGAGCAGCATCTCGACGAGAGCGACGATGCGAACCTGCTGGGTGTCGGTGAAGCCGCGCTGACGGAGCCGCAGCTGGAGGCGCGTGCAGAACGCCTCGAGGTCGAGCTCCTCGGCGACGGCGACCAGGCCGACGGGCTGAGCCACGGCCTCGGACAGCCAGCGGCTCGACGAGCGCACGAGAGCGTCGGCGATGTCGGCGGTCATGGCGGTGGCGACGGGGCCGGTGATGCCCTTGCCGAGCAGCGTCTGGAAGATCGTCTCCTCCATCTCGACCGGGATGAGCTCGAGGGCGAGGTTCTTCGGCTCGGGCTGCGTGGCACGCGGGCCCTCGACGTTCGGCTCGGCGTCGACGACCGGCTCGACGCGCTCGAAGCTGACGCTGGGGATGATCACGTTGCCGCCGGCCAGGCGCCCCGCCTCCATGGTGATGTCCTTCTCGGCGTAGCGAGTCAGGCCGGTCGGGGTGCGGTCGTCGAGGAAGCTCTCGCCGAGGCCGTCGAGGTCGATGTCGAAGGTGACGCGCGTGTAGTTCGGCACGTCGGTGGATCGGATGTCGTTCATGGGTTACTCCTGGTCTTCGGTCGGGTCGGTGAGGTTGTCGTCGGGGCGGAAGTCGTCGCCCAGGTCGGCGACGTACGCGACGTTGGATGCGGCGGCGATCTGGTCCAGCCGTGCGATGGAGCCGGTGAGGAACTCGCGCCACCTGGTCGGCTCCGGACCGGACTTCCCGTGCAGGGCCCGCAGCTGGCGCACGAGCTCGTCGTCGCCGGGGTTCTCGTCAAGCCCGAGCACTTCGCTGACGACGTCACGGAAGCGGTCGCAGGTGTCGGAGGCGATCTTGTAGGCAGCCCTGAGGTCATAGTCTCCGGTGGGCTGGACGCCCATCATCGGCCAGCCTCGCCGTCCTGCTCAGGGGCGCCGCCGAGGATCCCGTCCGCCACCTCGGCGGCGACGGCCTGGAGGACGGGGCCCTCGACGCCCTTGCTCAGGTAGACCGCGGTGATCCGGCCGATCATCTCGTCGCGCGAGATCGGCCAGGTCTTCGTGTCGCCCAGGGTGATGCGGTTCGTGATGCCGTCAACGAGGTGCTGGACGAAGCTCTTGTCGAGCGGCAGCACCTGCGCGTCGCTGCCGGCGGCATGGATGATCTTGAGCAGCTGCTCGCTGATGTACCGCTCGTCGGCAGGTGAATCAAGCTCGGGCTCGACGGCCTCCATGGTGATGCTGTCGACGAAGACGTTGCCGTAGGCGAGGGCCTCGACGGAGCCGCGGAGCTGCTGCTCGCCGTAGCGGCTGAGGCCGGTGGGCGTGCGGTCGTCGGCCCAGACGTTCAGGTCGTCGGACTGCGGGTCGAACTCGAAGGTGACGCGCACGGGGCGGTCGATCGGATTGGTGTCTGACACGGGGTAGGTTCCTGCCTTGTTGGGTGGTGAGTTATCCACAGCTCGGGGGCTGTATTTGTTATGCTACAGCAGAAAAAGCATATGCTGGAGCATAACTCGGTGTTCTGTGTGAAAACAGCTCTGATCAGGTCGAAGTAGGGGGTACCCAGATCCTCTCTCTATCTCTCTTCAATCTCACTTGACTTATCCACACCCCCTCGTGGCACTGTCTCTGCGGCACCCGGACGGGGCAGGAGACTACCCCAGTCGACGCCCGGCAGGTCGAGGAGCCAGCGGTCCATCGCCAGCTGTTGCCTCTCGGCCAGCACGGACGACACCTCGGTCAGGATCTCCAGGCCCATCTCCCTCTGCTCGCCCCACCTCGGCGCCAGCGGCCCCTCCAGGGCGGCCAGCCGGCGCTCGATGCGCCGCAGCTCGATGAGGCGGGCAAGCTCCGCGTCCTGCTGACGTCGATGGGCCGCCCGCGCGCCCCGTCCAGTCGCCCGATCGGCGATCAGCGCGTCGAACCGAGCGCGCATCGCGGCCAGATCGGCGCGAGGAGCCACCTGGGGCTGCGAACGGGCGCTCTCGGCTCCGTAGACCAGCGGGATCCCGCCAGCGGCCCGCACGGCGGCCTCCAGCACCCAGCTCGGGAGCAGCCCGTCGTCCACCGGGACGTACGAGACCACCGTCTGCGGCGTCGACAGGCGCTCGTCGCCCTTCATGTACGTCCGATGCGTCACCCGCCACGCCAGCTGCCCGTCCTCGAGCTGCACCAGCTCCTTCATGGAGTCGGTGACCATCTGGATCACGTAGTCGTCGGCCATCAGCGCAGTCCATCCGGGTACGTGAACGGCACGAGGGCCGCCGGGTCGCCCTCGCGACGCATCTGCGCGTGTGCCAGCACCGATCGGGCGATGTAGTCGGCCGTCACGGCGGTCGCGACGCCCAGGACGAAGCCGATCACGGCCTTCATCGGCGCGCTCTCAGCGCGGAGCCCAGGAATCGCTCCACGAGAGTGCCGCTAGGGCGGGTTCCGGGCAGCATGTACCGCTCAAGCTCGCTCAGGCGACGGTTCGACGCTTCCTGCTCGGCGTTCAGCAGCTCCTTGAGTGCCCGCTTCGTCAGGCGCCAGTGCATCGGCCCGAACACGTGAACATCGACGTCGTGCTCGCGGCGGATCTTCGCGACCAGTCGGCCCTTGTGGCCAATCAGCGGGCGGTCCTCGTACTTCCAGGAGTACCTCGGCAGCTTCATCGCCCGATCTCCTGCACTCCGTCGTCGGTCGACTGCACGTCGACACCCTGACGCTCCTCGAACGCCCGGATCCACGCGTCGTACCACGTCGCGTTCTCGTCCGTGCGTTCGATCGGGCTGTCGAACATCGGATGCAGCAGCTGGGCTTCCGTGCTGACTCCGTTCGAGTCCACGCGAGCGCGCTTGCGCAGCCGGGGCCGGCACATGCCGGTGTGCTGCACGAGCATCTCGCCTGCCCATCGCTCCATCACGTCGGCGTCGGGGAACAGGTCGGCCGCGGTCCACCCGCGCTCGGCCATGTAGTCCACCTTCATCTGGTCGTCGTCCATCGGACGGCTCCTCTCGTTGTTATGCCCTAGCATACATTATGGCTGACACAATAGGTACCCCCCGAGAGGGCACATCTCTACCCCGGTATCGCCCCACACCGGACCCTAGTTCTGTCAGCCCATATGGTGCCCCACACCGCACTCGGACAGGGCGACGGTGACCGAGCTCACAGCGCGTGAGCTATCCCTTTCCCCTGGGGTGCGGGGGTCCCTCACGTCACCGCGACCCCCCGTCACCGGGCAGCGGCATCGGCGACATCACCGCATCGTCACGCCCGTCACCCCCCTGGGCCCACCGCAAGGTCCTTCCTGCACGTCAGGCAGGCGCACGCGCGCGCGGTTGGGGCACGCGGGCGCGCACGCGGGTGCCTGCGCGGGGGTGGCAGGGCTCGACCTGGTCTGCCGGGAAACCGCGACACGCCCGGGATGCAGCCCCGCTTGACGGGGTAGACGCCTACCCCGTAGCTTCATCACATGCCAGCCGGGAAAGCCCGGCAGGCAGGCCCCCCACGGAGGGCCGCACGCAGCTTCACAACTCCACACGGACACCCACTCCACGGCAGCACCTAGCTCGGCTGCACGGGAGCACACCTAGGCGCAGGCCGCACAGCCGGAAGGCAGCACCCGCCACGCTAGGCACCCCCACCGTGGGGACCCACCCGGCCTCCGTTCACACAAGGGAACGAACGGAGGTCGGCTAGGGCTCACGGCCCACCAGAGGGGACGCGCACGGCAAGACAGCTACCCGCCTCTCCTCTCCCCCTCATCGCGGGGAGCTGCACGGCACGGTCGGTGTCGCGCTGCACCGTCTCTCTCCCCCTCCTCATCACGACTCCCGCGACGCTCCACGAAGGG